TAACTATGATACGATGCTTCATGTTTATCCCACTGTTGGAATGGATTATTCTATATTAAGTGATAGAGAAAAGGCTATTCTGGATAAGGTGATTGAGAAATTCAAAAATTATAAGGCGAAGGATATTGTAGATTATATGCATGAAGAAAAGGCATATAAGGAGACGAATGCGGGAGAGATTATTCCTTTTAGCTTGGCAAAACAAATAAGAAGTTTTTAAATAAAGTTTTATTGAAGAGGGCACTTGCAGAAATGTAAGTGCCTTTTTGTATGGAGGTAAATGATGAGCGTGTTTAGCAAATTGTTTCGTGGCAGGGATGCTCCCACAGACAGGACTTCAGGTAGTGCATATTCATTTTTTATGGGTGGTTCGACTTCCGGAAAGAGAGTAAATGAGAGAACAGCGATGCAGATGACGGCGGTCTATTCCTGTGTGAGGATATTGTCAGAGGCCGTGGCTGGACTTCCATTACAGTTTTACAGATATACCAAGGATGGAGGGAAAGAGAAGGCGGTGGATCATCCGCTTTATTTTTTGCTCCATGATGAGCCGAACCCGGAGATGACAAGCTTTGTGTTTCGGGAGACTTGATGACGCATTTGCTTCTTTGGGGTAATGCATACAGTCAGATTATAAGGAATGCAAGGGGCGAGATTATTGCACTTTATCCGCTGATGCCGGACAGAATGACGGTGAATCGTGACGGGGATGGACAGCTCTATTACGAGTACAACATGAGTACGGATGATGCTCACACTTTGAAGGGATCGACGGTGAGACTGCAGCCACACGATGTACTTCATATTCCGGGACTGGGATTTGATGGTCTTGTGGGGTACAGCCCGATAGCGATGGCAAAGAATGCCATTGGTATGGCGATTGCCTGCGAAGAGTATGGGGCGAAGTTCTTTGCTAATGGTGCAGCTCCTTCGGGTGTACTGGAGCATCCGGGTACCATTAAGGATCCTTCCAGGGTGCGTGAGAGCTGGCAGTCAACCTTTGGTGGTTCTGCCAATGCCAATAAGGTTGCGGTTCTGGAAGAGGGAATGAAGTACACGCCGATTTCCATAAGCCCGAATGAAGCACAGTTTTTGGAAACCAGAAAATTTCAGATTGATGAGATAGCTCGAATCTTTAGGGTGCCGCCGCATATGGTTGGTGACTTGGAGAAGTCGAGCTTTTCTAATATTGAGCAGCAGTCACTGGAGTTTGTGAAGTACACTTTGGATCCCTGGGTGGCAAGGTGGGAGCAGGCAATGGTCAGAGCCCTTCTTACTCAGGAAGAGAAGAAAACATATTTCTTTAAGTTCAATGTGGACGGCTTGCTCAGAGGTGATTATCAGAGCCGAATGAACGGTTATGCGACAGCAAGACAGAATGGTTGGATGTCGGCAAATGATATCCGTGAGCTTGAGAATCTTGACTGCATTCCGGAAGAGGCCGGTGGTGATTTGTATCTCATCAATGGAAATATGACAAAGCTTGCGGATGCAGGAATCTTTGCGGAAGGTGCAACTAAGAAGGATGGAGGTAAGTGATGAAACGGAAATTTTGGAACTGGATAAAGAACCAGGATGAGAGCGGCTCTGAAATGAGGACGCTCTTTTTGAATGGGGAAATCTCAGATGAGACCTGGTATGGGGATGAGGTGACTCCAAAGCTTTTCAAGGATGAGCTTGGTGCGGGGAATGGACCGATTACGGTCTGGATCAACAGCCCCGGTGGGGATGTGTTTGCTGCAGCTCAGATTTACAACATGCTGATGGATTATCCATACGATGTGACGGTCAAGATTGATGGTCTTGCGGCTTCAGCTGCTTCTGTGATTGCAATGGCTGGAACAACGGTGGAGATGAGCCCTGTGGCAATGATGATGATTTACAATTCGGCGACCATCGCTATCGGAGATTCTGAGGAAATGAAGAAAGCGGTGAAGATGTTGGATGAGGTGAAGGAATCCATCATGAATGCTTATGAAATTAAGACCGGTCTTGCAAGAGACAAGATTTCAAAGCTCATGGATGCAGAGAGCTGGTTCAATGCGAAAAAGGCAGTGGAACTTGGCTTTGCAGATAAAATCCTGTTCGCTGACGGACAGGGTGATGTAACTAATGACGCCAGTGAGGGGATGGCGGTTAGCAATGAGATGAGTGCGCCTGTAATGTTTTCCAGACAGGCGGTCACGAATTCCATGCTCTCCAAGCTAATTCCACCTAAGAAACCAGTGGGGAAGCGTACTCCGGTGGATCAGCTGGAGAAGAGATTATCACTGTTATTGCACTGATAATGGCAGGAAACAAATTGACACAGGCGGTTGCAGCGATGCAGCCGTTTTATTTTATCCAAATGGAGGAAAAGACGATGAGTAAGATTTTAGAACTGAGAGAGAAAAGAGCAAAGGCATGGGATGCTGCAAAGCAGTTCCTGGATGCCAAGAGAGGCGCAGACGGTATGCTCTCCGAGGAAGATACTGCGACCTACGACAAGATGGAGCAGGATGTGATGAATCTTGGTAAGGAGATTGAGAGACTGGAGAGACAGGCTGCCATTGATGCAGAGCTTTCCAAGGCTACCAGCACTCCGCTTACCGGTAAGCCCGGTGCCAAGATGGGTAAGGATGAGAAGGAAAAGACCGACCGTGCTTCTGATGAGTATAAGTGCTCCTTCTGGAATGCTATGAGAATAAAGGCTCCGATGCCTTCTGTGCTCAATGCACTTCA